GCCGACCGGCATCGGCCAAGTTTTCTTCAATTCCGGGCCCGGCTCGGATCAGAACCAGATCAACACAGGCGGCTTCATGCCCTTCCCAACAGGCACCGAATACGACAATGGGTCGATCATTGGGGCCACCGGCGCGAACGCCGGCTATACCCGCACCATCGCGAAAATCCAAAAGAGCGTCGTGTACTTCCTGAAGCCCTTCATCTTCCCGGTAGTCGTCGGCGACAGCTTCAACCTATTGCCCGGCTGCCCGCTCACCCAGTCCGCCTGCGCCGATCGGCAGAATTCGGCTCGGTACGGCGGATTCCCAGCGATTCCGCCGCCGGAGAGCGCGGTCTGAGGTTGCATCCTGATCGCATTACTCTACTAATCAGATTGGCCTCCGGGAGCGGAACGTATGCCTGATCTAGATCCGCGCCGCCAGCGCGTGCTGGACGAGGCCGAGAGCTGGCTGCACACGCCATACCACCCTCACGGCCGCGTCAAGGGCGCAGGTTGCGATTGTCTGACTTTCCTTGCAGAAGTTTATGAGCAGGCCGGCATCATCTCGCACGTCGATCTCCCGTTTTATCGACCTGACCGGATGCTACATTCACATGAGGAACTTTACCTCGAAGGTGTGCTCGAGCACGGCCGCGAGGTCGAGACGCCGGAACCGGGCGACGTCGTGCTCTACAAGTGGGGCAGGATCTTTGCGCATGCCGGCATCGTATTCGACTGGCCGCGGATCCTGCACGCCAACGCGCCATATGGCGTGATGTGGGCCAAGGGCACCGAGGCCGCACTCGCCTATGACAGGCGCGGCCAGCCGCGGCCAATCAAATTCGTGACACCCTTCCTTTAGCGAGCACCTTCAAATGGGGCTGTTTCGCACGCCAGTGCCGTTTTTGCAAAACCAATCGTGGCAGAACCAGGCGCTTAATGCGTTGCACTACAACACCAGCCAGATCGGCGCGGTCATCCCGCTGATCTACGGCACGGCCCGGCAACAAGTCAATCTGATCGCGCTCGGCATGTTTTCCGGTCCCAATGGCAGCGGCAAGAAAGGCGGCGGCACAGGGACATTGCCGCTAACCGGAACCAACACTACGCGCGCCGGAGGTAAGGGAGGCGGCGGCGGCAAGGGCGCAGGCAAAGGCAAGGGCGCAGGCGGGAAAAAGGGCGGTGGCAATCAAGATTTTATGATCGATTGCGACTTCGGGATGTGCCATGGGCCCATCCAGTTCCCCAACAACAACCTCGTTTTCGCGAATGCTGGGGTCGAGACGTTCAACGCGGCCCAGGCTCATTTCTACGACGGCAGCGACGGCCAGGCTCCCGATCCGATCATGAATCGCGATGGCAACCCGGCGGGCTACAGCGGCACCTGCCACATCGCCTTTACGCCAATGGATCTGGGTTCGACCCCGGCGTTGCCCAATTTGTCTTTCGAACTTAACGGTTTTTTGACCGGCACCGGCGGCCCGACTTTTCCGGTCGATGCCAATCCGGGTTACGTAGTCCTCGATTTCCTCACAAACCCGCGCTATGGCGCCGGCTTCCCGCTCGGCAATATGACCGACCTCCGGCCTGGGGTCGGCCTCAACTCTTACGGCGACTATTGCCAAGCCGCGCAGTTCGCCATATCGACCTCGCTCGACGCCCAGCAGAAGGCCGGCGATTGGCTCGACGCCCTCGCCAAGTTGACTAACACCGCAATCGTGTGGTCGGGCGAGTCACTGAAGTTCATACCCTACGGCGACCTGACACTCGGGGCAAACGGCACGGTGTGGACGCCTAATCTAGTCCCGGAATACTCCCTGACCGATCACGACTACCTGCCATGGCACCCGCACCAGGACGGCGCCGGCCCTACTCCCGGCGATGACGACCCGGTGCTGGTCACCCGCACCAACCCGGCCGACGCCGTCAACTGGCTCGAGATCGAATACACCGAACGGGATAATTATTACAACGTCACAATGATCCCGGTTTTTGATCAATCGGCGATCGACCTCTACGGGCTGCGTACTGGCGAAAATCTTCCGGGGAAGGCCTTTTGCAACGCGACTGCGGCGCAAATCTCCGCGCAGATCTATCTGCAGCGGCTGCTCTATGTCAGGAATTACTACAAGTGGAAGCTCGGCTGGCAGTTCTGCCGGCTGGAGCCCATGGACATTGTGCTGTTGACCGATGGCGTCGCCGGCCTCAACCAGCAGGCGGTGCGCATCACGTCGATCGAGGAGGACGAGAACGGCGACCTGACGTTCGAGGCAGAGGAACTTTCGACCGGCGCTGCACCGCCGCCCCCGCCGCCGACGCCGCCGCTGTTCATGCCGCAGTTTGTTTACAACCCCTTTGAAGGGTTGTATCCGGGGTCCCCACCACTCGACAGCACCGGCTCGATTTCCGTGGGTGCACCATTTACCTCGCCGTCCACTGACGCGTTTTCACCGCTGGACTCTGGGGCGCAGGTTCTCTTAGCGATTGTGCTCAACCGGAACCCCTTCGCGACGGTTAGCGGCATAACGTCGTCGCCCGCTCTGGCATGGTCACACCGCAGTTCTTACAGTGATCCCGCCACTTTGCTCGAAGTTTGGTGGGCAGATCCGCGAGGGCTGCCGCCTGGAACCAATTTGAACGTCACGGCGAATTTTTCGCAGTTGGCCGACCATCCGGTCTTCAATGTTTCAGTAGTCGAGGGACCGGTCTTATACGCGGGAGGGTCGCCATGGGATTCGAATGGCTCATTGCCTCTCAAAGCGACTGGGCACTCGGCGGTTATTGGTTCACCGGGATTTTCTACTTCCTCTTCCAACTCCTTGCCGATCGCCATCGTCGGCTTCACTCAGACCGTGAGTGACCCGGACGTTGGTGGGAGTTGGTTCGCCACCCCATCAGTCTTTCCTTCATTCGATTCCGAGACGTTTATGGGCCAAAACTGTTATGGTCCCGGCGGCGGCTGGCCGTCCTTAACTGTATGCTCGGTGCATGCGGGCCCTCACACGTCGCGGGCAGCACCTGGGCCCTATAGCAACGTGACGGTCGTGCCGCTGGCGACTGTCCGTGGATCGACAGCGGTAAATGCAGGCCTTAATCCCTGGCTGATGATCGCCGACGCGCTCGCCGGCAACTGATCAGGCCAGGATGATGGCGCTCCCCCCGGTCTCCACCAGCGGAGTCAACACCGCAATCCTCTATGGCACCCAGGTCACCGCCGGCGCCGGGATCGTGCCGATCATCAGCGCCGATCCCGGCAACATCAATCCGCCGATCATCTTCGAGCCGCCGGGCGCGCTGACCAACTGCCAACTCGAAATCTTTATCATTGTGACCGGCGCCTCGCCCAATTGGGGCGGCTGCCAGGTCTGGGTGTCGGCGGACGATACGACGTTTGGCGTCATTGGCACCATCGGCCGCGGCGGCGTGCAAGGCGTCCTGACCGCACCGTTCCCAGCCGGGGCCGATCCTGACAGGGCGAACACATTGTCGGTCGACCTGACCGAAAGCGCCGGCACCCTAACCGCGGCGACCGCGCACGACGCCGACCTCGGCCTGACCTTGGCCTATGTCGACGGCGAGCTCGTTTCTTACAGCTCCGCGAACCTGACCAGTCTCCATCATTACAATCTCAGCAATTATCTGCGCCGCGGCGCCTACGGCACGTCGATCAGCGCACACCCCGCCGGCTCGGCGTTCGGGCTCGCGCTGGCGGCTTTTATTCACGAGTACCCGGCCAACCTCATCGGCCAGACGCTCTATTTCAAATTCCCGTCATTCAACTCGATCGGCGCGCAGCCGCAAGATCTCGCGAGCGTCTCCTCCTATCCTTACAAGGTGACCGGCGCAGGCCAATGCCCGGCCGGTGGCGTCGCCGCCAACGTTTGCCCGACGACCGTCGTTTTGGCGGGCGGAGCGGCGGAGATCGATTGGGGCGCGCTCGACAGCACCTGCATCATCGATTGCGCCGATTGGGGTCACCTCGGCGACCCGCTGGCGCCGTTCTGTATCGACGAAGGGCATCTCTAAAGATGGCAACGCAACAGCGCGTTAAACGCATTCGCGGCACCTTCGCGCAAAATGCGGCGGTGGCGCTGGATGACGGCTGCTTCGTCGTCAAAGAGCCCGTCGATGGGACGGTATGGGTGCACGACGGCTCAACCCTGGGCGGCTTTCCGATCGGAGGGGGCGCGGCGCAGGGAGCGGTGACGATGCACCGCGTCACCACCGGCACGTCCGACGTGCTCGGAGCATTGCCCAGCGCCAGGGTTATGATCCTGTGGACGAGCGGGGCGGGCGGCGCGAAGACGCAAACGGTACCGGCCGCCAACAGCCTCGTCGACGGCGCCCAGCTCTATGTGAAAATGGGTCCTTCGGTGTCCGGGACGCTGACTACCACGCCTGCCACCGGCACGATCAATGGCGCCGCTAACATCGCCAGCAATGCTGGCGACGACCTGATGTTTATCGCCGATCTCACAAGCAACGATTG